ACGCATAAGGAGAATTATGGCATCAAGTACATCAAGTGATTTAAAACTAGAATTAATAACAACAGGTGAAAAAGCAGGTACCTGGGGTACAATTACTAATACAAACTTACAGATTTTAGAACAAGCAGCATCAGGTTATCTTACTCAAAGTGTAGCATCAGCTGATCTAGCATTATCTCTTTCAACATTTGCTGTATCAAACGGTAAAAATTTATACTACAAATTTACAGGAACACTAGCAGCTAACAGAACAGTTACTATGCCGGATGGCGCTGAAAGAGTTTTTATAGTAGAAGATGCAACAGCTAGATCTTCATCTAATTATACATTAACAGTTAAAACAGTTTCAGGAACAGGTGTTGCAATACCAATAGGTGCTAAGATAGTTTTATATTCAGACGGAACTAACATAAGTTCTGGTCCAATAACCAAGGGCTATTATACAATACCCGCTGCTTACACAGCAGTTAATGGTGATCAATTATTAATTAATACAACAGGAACTGGTGGAGGCTTGAATGCTCCGGTTACAATAACATTACCAGCTTCACCTGCAATAGGAAATGAAGTAACTTTTATAGATAGTGGAAATGGTTTTGGATCTAACAATTTAACTATCGGTAGAAATAGTCAACCTATTTTAGGCGCTGCCTCTAATTTAACAGTGTCCACAAATGGAGCTGCATTTACTTTGGTATATGTAAACTCTACAAGAGGCTGGATCTATAAAGACAACATATAGGAGCACGGATTATGGCTCTAATTGACTTTAAAGTCTTACCTGGAATCGACAAACAAGACACCGAATCAGGTGCAGAAAACAGATGGGTTGATTGCGATAACACTAGATTTAGATATGGACTACCTGAAAAAGTTGGTGGTTGGTCTTCATTAGTTTCTGATACTATTGTTAGTGTTGCAAGACGTGAATTTGCATTTGTTGATTTAAATGGAAATAGATACGTAGCTATTGGTACTGATAAATTTTTACTTATATATTTTGAAGGACAACTATATGATGTCACTCCTGTAAAATCTACAATTTCAAGTGTTGCAATGTCTGCTGCAGATGCAACAAAAGAAGTTTCATTAACTTTTTCTTCAGCTCATAATTTACAATCAGGTGATATAATTTTATTAGATGGTGTAACTGTACCAAGTAGTATTGGTCTGACTGACGCTGCATTTGAAGATAAACTATTTCAAGTAACTAGAGTGACTTCATCTTTAATTGCAATTGTAACTGGAACGCAAACTACAACAGGTGCTGCATCAGGTGGTTCTTGTAGTGTTATACCTTACGAACCTGTTGGCCCTGCTGCACAGTCTTATGGTTATGGTTGGGGTATATCAGAATGGGATGGAATAGTTTCAGGTGCTTTACAAAATACATTGAATGGAACACTAGGAGATAATACTAGTGGTACATCAGGTTCTAATATAGCCTTAACATCTGCCACAGGTTTTCCTACAGCAGGTAGAATACAAATAGGTACAGAATTAATTTCTTACACAGGTGTATCAACAAATAATTTAACAGGTATTACAAGAGCTGTAGATGGTTCAACAAGAGCTGCACACTCAAGTGGTGCAACTGTAACTAATGCTGCTGACTTTGTTGACTGGGGTGAAGCCTCTTCTGCATCAGAAGTGAGTCTAGAACCAGGCCTCTGGAGTTTAAGTAATTTTGGTCAAGTGTTAGTTGGAACTATTGCTAATGGAAAAACTTTTACATGGAACGCTGGAGATGCTGCAAGATTAACAACTAGAGCATCTACAACTACTTCTGGTTTTTCTACATCAGCCAACCCAACAGCTACAAGAGTTACGCTCGTATCACCTACAACACGTCACTTAATTCATTTAGGTACGGAAACAACTATTGGAAATACTGCAACACAAGATAATATGTTTATAAGATTTTCTGATCAAGAAGATATAAATGATTATACACCAACAGCTATTAACTCAGCTGGATCACAACGATTGCAAGATGGTACAAAAATTATAGGAGCTTTAAAAGCTAAAGAATCTATATTAGTTTGGACTGATAATGCATTATACACTATGAAATTTATTGGTGCACCTTTTACATTTGGATTTGAGCAAGTAGGTACTAACTGTGGATTAATTGGTAAAAATGCAGCTGTTGAAATAGATGGTGCTGCTTTTTGGATGAGTTCAAACGGTTTTTTTATGTTTGATGGTACGGTTAAATCACTACCATGTTCTGTTGAAGATTATGTTTATGATCAAGCTGATACTACAAAAGGTCAACAAATATGTGCAGGTTTAAATAATCAATTTACAGAAGTTGTTTGGTATTATCCATCAACTAATTCTGCATATAATGATCAATATGTAGTATTTAATTATGGTGAAGCAATGAAAGGTGGTGTTTGGTATATTGGAACAGAAGCTAGAACATCTTGGATAGATTCAACTGTATATCCAAAACCTTTTGCAACAAAATTTAATGCTTCTGCATCAGGTAGTTTTCCTGCAGTTGTAGGTGAAGATGGATTAGGTCAAACAACATTATTTGAACATGAAATAGGAACTGATCAAGTTAATGCAGATGGTAGTACAACAGCAGTTACTTCATTTGTGAAATCATATGATTTTGATATACAGTCAAGACAACAAAATGCACAAGGTAAATCAACAGGTCCGGGTATATCTGGAGAAGTATTTTTAGCTATGAGAAGATTTGTACCTGATTTTAAAGATCTTCAAGGTAATGCTAAAGTAACACTTGCTGTTAAACGTTATCCTCAACAATCAGATACAACTACTTCTTTAAGTCCCTTTACAATTAACTCAAGTACTGATAAAAAGGACACAAGAGCCAGAGGCAGGTTTGTTAATATCAAAATAGAAAATACAGATGTTAGTGAATCTTGGCGTTTTGGTACTTTACGAATCGACATACAACCAGACGGTAAAAGATAATGGCAACTTTATATGATCTAGCAATGCAGTATTTAAATCAGTCTTTACCTAAGACTTTTAAATACGACAGAACTAATCAACCTGGAATTCCAACCCCAGTTCTTCCAGTGCAACCAGACCCTAGAAAGGGAAAAATATTACCTGTACAAGGTGGTGGAGATGGATTTAGTGTTTACAATCCTGATCCTAATAGAACGAGAAATGAAAGTAATTACAGTCCATATAATTACAGGCAAGCTGCTGAAAGATCTTACATTGGAGCACCAGGTGATTATAGTTATTCTTCAGGTACAGAAGCACAAAAAATGATGGATATGTATCCAGATTATTATGAAGGTAATAAAAAATTAGAAGGTATACCTGGTATGGTACAAGGTTATATGAAAAATAGTCTACCCGGTAGACTAATAGGAAATGCAGTAAGTGGACTAGAAAGTTTACTTCCTGTAAATCAAAGAGCTATTTTAGAAAATGAATTATTGGGTCAAGGTTTTCAATTAAATGATATTGGACAATTTGTGTCTGATGGTGGAGATATAAATAAAGCAGATGGGTCAAATATTATGGCAGGATATAATGCTAATAAAGTAACTCGACAAACTTTTGAAAAAAGAAGAAATATGATTAATAATAATATGAGTGATACAAATATTAATCCTAAAACTGGAAAAACATATAAAGAAGAAAAACTAGCAGCTCTTGCTGCAGCCGAAGATAAATTTTTTGGTGGATCAGGTAAGGCAACAACTGTTTTCAACGATCAACTTAAACAAAAAGATATAGATGATGGATTTATTAACGATCAAATTCCTACTTATGATCAAGAAATAAATCAATCAACGTATTCAGAAGATGAGGAAGATGCTATATTAGATTACACAAATCCAAATATTTATAATACTAATAGTATTTATACATCAGTACCTACAAGCACCTATGATAGAGCAGGTATTGAAAGAAATATAATTGATGAAATAGGACAAGATAATATTCAAGATGGTATAGATAGGGGAATAGATAGAGACATTATAAATAGAGGTGGTGGAGATGATATAAGTTATGGTGGATTAACTGATCGTAATAGAGGACAAATAATTGATAGAGGATCAAGTGGAGATCCCAATAGTGGGCCTGTAGAAACTAAACAAGATCCTAATACAGGATTAAATATATCAACATATGATTCTGAAGGTGAAGATGATGCTGATACAGGTAAAATAGTTTGTACTATGATGAATGAGTCTTACGGCTTTGGATCTTTTAGAAATAAAATATGGATGAAGTTTCATAAAGACCTTTCACCTGAATATCAAAAAGGTTATCACAAATTATTTTTACCATTAGTTAGAATTGCTAAAACAAATAAAGTAGTTAAAAAAATATTAGAACATATTGCGGTGCATAGCACGATAGATATGAGACAAGCAACAAGGGGTAAGATGCATTTACTAGGTAGAATATATAGAAAAATACTTTTACCAATTTGTTATTTTGTAGGAAAACATGGCTAAAGTAGTAGTTAGATTACCTGAGCCTAAAGAAGAGTATGACTTTTCTAACCAGAAACAAATTAATAGAGCGATTGCTTTGATTGTAGAACAATTAAATTCTACTTTTTTAAACGATCAAAAACAAGAACAAGAAAGGTTTGCTTGGTTTAATGGCTAATATATATACAAATGCAAAAGTAGATTTAACTACAACAAATGCTACTACATTATATACAACACCTAGTAATTCTAGAGCTATTGTAAAATCTTTATTGGTATCAAATGATGCTGGAAGTGCAGCAACTATAACAGCAACATTGACTAATGCTGCAAGTGCTGTATTTAGTTTATTTAATGTAAAATCAATAGCTTCTAATACTGCTGTACAATTGTTATCAGAACCATTAGTATTATTAGAAAGTGAAATATTAAAAGTCACTGCATCAGATGCTAATGAATTACATGTGGTAGCATCAATATTGGAAATTAATAGGGATTAAGGAGAAAAATATGGCGTTTAAAGAAGAAGGTGAAGTAACATACACAGAAATAAATGGTAAGAAAGTACCGGTTGTTAAGTGTGAAACAGAAGTAGTGTTGAGAAATACTAAAACTAACGTAGAGTATAATTCAGATAAAGAAGCAGAGGATGATATTGCAAACCCATCAACTGATACTCAAAAAGAAGATGTTATGCGATCTTTAAAAATAAAAGTAGCTGCAATGCCAGTAATCGGCGCGGGATCAGACGAGAAATAAACTATGCCAATATCAAGATCACAAATGCCAAGACAATTAAGAATGGGAGGTGGAATTATGCAAGTTGCACCTAGACAAGGAGCATTTTTTGGTGGTATCAAAAAAGCTTTTAAAGGTATTACCAAAGGAATAGGAAGTTTTCTTAAATCTGATATTGGTAAGTTAGCATTAACTGCTGGATCTTTATATGGTCTAGGAGGTGGTGCAAGTGGACTTACAGGTTTATTAGGTAAGGCTAAAGGTTTTTATGATGGATTAACTGGTGTACAAAAAATAGGAGGAGCTTTAGCTCTTGGTGGTGCATTTGGTGGAATGGAAGATCAACAATTAGAAGAATTAAAAGCTAACCCAGAAGCTTTAGCAAATTATTTAAGATCATATTATTCTAATTTAAATAAAGATGCTACACCAACACAGATAGAAGAATTTGTACAAAGAAACATGAAAGCTGGTGGTGGTAGAATGGGTTATGATGATGGAACACCTGATCCAACATACACAGGTAATAATATGGAAGATCTTCCAAGAGGATTACAAATAGATACAACAACTTCTAATCCTATGCCTAACGATGCTCCTCAAAAAGAAATATCAGAAGTAGCAAAAATTATGCTTGGCCCTGGTAGATCTGGAATTGGAGAACCAGAAGATGGTACAATGAAAGGTTATCAATTTTTTAGAACACAATACTTACCTAAAAAAGTAAAAGAGATATCAGAAAATTTTGGTATTGAAGAGAGTGACGTTTTAAGACTGATTAGGGAAGAAATGATGAATTATATAGATGCACCTGAATCACTTGAAAAACCTAAAATGGCTTATGGTGGTAGAATGAACTATGCAAATGGTATGGACCCTCTACCTTACATAACTGAAAATGGTTTACGAAGTCTTGATATTGAAAATCTAACTGATGCACAAAAAGAATATTTAAAAAATATGAAAGAAATACAAGACAGACAACAAGAAAGTTTAATGAAAAAAATTAAAAAATTAAGAGAAGGAATGCCAGAAAATGAAAGAAATATGAAACCAGTACCTATAAGAAAAATAGGACCTGAAGGTATATCTGGAATGGCTTATGGTGGTAGAATAAACCGTGCTTATGGGTCTGATGATTTAGTGGAACAGGCTTCAGGGATTGAAGGACTAGATATTAATATTAATCCTAAGGGTGTAAAAGAGTTAGATTTACGAGAAACAGGTGGATTTATTCCTCCAGTTGGTGTAAAAGAAAAGGCTGACGACATTCCTGCAATGTTATCAAACAACGAATTCGTATTTACTGCTGATGCTGTAAGAGCAGCAGGTGGTGGTAGCGTAAATAAAGGTGCTCAGATTATGTATGACACTATGAAAAAATTAGAAAACGGAGGAACAGTATAATGGCAATTAGTGAAACTAGAGTCAGGCCACCGGAATTTATAGAAGCAGCGGGTAAAACTTATTTAGAAGATCTTTCTTCTGCAGTAGGTGATTTTAAAGGTGCTGATCTTTCCAAAGTATATGGTGCTCAAAACGTAGCGGGATTAGATCCTTTACAACAACGAGCTATTAAAGAATTAGAATCAGGTATTGGTGCATATAAACCATATATTCAAGATGCAGCAGCAGCTACAGGCCCTACAGGCTATCAACAGTTTATGTCTCCTTATCAACAGGATGTCATTAATCAAACATTAAGTGAGTATGATCTTCAAGCACAAAAAGGTTTAGGTAATATATCTCAAAGTGCTATAGCTTCTGGTGCTTTTGGTGGTGCAAGAGAAGGTGTTGCACAAGCAGAGTATATGTCAAACTCTGATAGAAACAGAGCAGCTTTAAATGCACAATTACTAGGTCAAGGATTTACACAAGCTAATCAATTAGCACAAAATCAATTTAGTAATCAAATGAATTTAGCTCAAAATGTTCCTGCATTACAAGGTCAACAAGTTGCAGGTTTAACTACATTAGGTGGAGCATTACAAGCACAAAGACAAAATGAATTAACTGCTAACCAACAATTAAATATACAAAATTTAAATCAACCATTAACTGCAGCACAGCAATATGG